CGACGACCTCGATCCCCGCAGGCAGGCTTTACTGCTGTACTTTCAGGGATACCGCATCGCCCGCATTGCTGAAATGCTGGGAGAGAAACCCGCAACCGTTCACAGCTGGAAGAAGCGCGATAAGTGGGGCGACTATGGCCCGCTGGATCAGATGCAGCTGACCACCGCCGCTCGCTACTGCCAGCTGGTCATGAAGGAGACGAAGGAAGGAAAGGACTATAAAGAAATCGACCTGCTGGCCCGGCAGTCAGAGCGCCACGCCCGGATCGGGAAATTTAATAACGGCGGCAATGAAGCTGACCTGAATCCCAACGTGGAAAACCGCAACAAAGGCCCGCGGTCAGCACCAATAAAAAACCTGTTCACCGACGAGCAGATTGAGAAGCTGCAGGAAATCTTCCACAGCTCGATGTTCGGCTATCAGCGTCAGTGGTGGGATGCGGGCAACAAGCACCGTATCCGCAACGTGCTTAAATCCCGCCAGATTGGTGCAACATTTTACTTTGCCCGAGAGGCGCTGATCGATGCGCTGACCACCGGGCGAAATCAGATATTCCTGTCGGCCAGTAAGGCGCAGGCGCACGTCTTTAAGCAGTACATCATTGAGTTCGCAAAAGAGGCAGACGTTGAACTGAAGGGCGATCCGATGACGCTGAGTAACGGCGCGTGCCTGTATTTTTTAGGCACCAACGCCCGCACCGCGCAGAGTTATCACGGAAATCTGTATCTGGATGAATATTTCTGGATCCCGAAATTCCAGGAACTCCGCAAGGTGGCGTCCGGCATGGCCCTGCACAAGAAGTGGCGGCAGACCTACTTTTCCACGCCGTCCAGCCTGACGCACAGCGCCTATCCGTTCTGGTCCGGCGCGCTCTTTAACCGGGGCCGTGCGAAGGCGGACCGCGTAGACATCGACCTGACGCACCCGAACCTGTCACCGGGCCGCTTCTGCGATGACGGCCAGTTCCGCCAGATTGTCACCGTTGAGGATGCAGTGCGCGGCGGCTGTAACCTGTTTGACCTCGACCAGCTGCGCCTGGAATACAGCCCGCCGGAATATCAGAACCTGCTGATGTGCGAGTTCGTGGATGATCTCGCCTCCGTCTTCCCGCTGCAGCTGCTGCAGAAATGCATGGTGGACAGCTGGGAAGTGTGGAAAGACGACTTTGAAGCACTGGCGTTGCGTCCGTTCGGCTGGCGTGAAGTCTGGATCGGTTACGACCCGGCTAAGGGTACGCAGAACGGCGACAGCGCCGGGTGCGTGGTCATTGCTCCGCCCGCCGTGCCGGGCGGCAAGTTTCGCATCCTTGAGCGGCACCAGTGGCGCGGGATGGATTTCAGGGCGCAGGCTGACTCCATCAGAAAACTGACGCAGCAGTATAACGTCACCTATATCGGCATCGACTCCACCGGCGTCGGCCTGGGCGTTTATGAAAACGTAAAAGCGTTTTTCCCCGCCGTGAAAGAGTTCGTCTACAACCCGACCGTGAAGAACGCCCTGGTGCTGAAGGCGTTCGACATCATCAGCAGCGGGCGGCTTGAGTTCGACGCCGGACACCTCGACATCGCGCAGTCATTCATGGCGATCCGCCGCGCCACCACGGCTAGCGGCAACCGTCCGACCTATGAAGCCAGCCGCAGCGAAGAAGCCAGCCACGCGGATTTAGCCTGGGCCACCATGCACGCGCTGGCAAACGAACCGCTGCAGGGTGAATCCGCCCATACACGCAACATCATGGAGATTTTTTAAATGAGCAAACGCAGGAACCGCACGCGCACGCAGCCCGTGCCGGAGCAAATGACCGGCGGCCCAGCGGCAGAAGCATTCACCTTTGGCGACCCGATCCCGGTACTGGACCGCCGCGAACTGCTTGACTATGTGGAATGCGTGGTGATGGACAGGTGGTATGAACCGCCGGTTAGTTTTGACGGACTGGCGCGTACGTTTCGCGCCGCCGTACATCACAGCTCACCGATCAATGTGAAGCGCAACATTCTCACCAGTACGTTTATCCCTAATCCGTTGCTGAGTCAGCAAGCGTTCAGCCGTTTTGTGCAGGACTATCTCGTGTTCGGCAATGCATATCTTGAGAAGCGAACTAACCGCCTGGGCGGCGTGATCGCCCTTGAACCATCGCTGGCGAAATTCACCCGGCGCGGCACCGATTTAGACACCTACTGGTTCGCGCAGTACGGGCTGACAACGCAGCCTTACCAGTTCACGCCGGGCAGCGTGTTTCATCTGATGGAGCCGGACCTTAATCAGGAGATTTACGGTCTGCCGGAATACCTGTCCGCTATCCCGTCAACGCTGCTGAATGAGTCAGCTACCCTGTTCCGACGCAAATATTACCTCAACGGCAGCCACGCCGGTTTCATCATGTACATGACTGACGCCGCGCAGAATCAGGAAGATGTGGACAACATTCGCAAAGCGATGAAAAGCGCGAAGGGCCCTGGCAACTTCCGCAACCTGTTTATGTATTCACCTAACGGAAAGAAAGACGGGATTCAGATCATCCCGCTGTCAGAGGTGGCTGCTAAGGATGAGTTCCTGAACATCAAGAACGTGAGCCGTGATGACATGATGGCGGCACACCGCGTGCCGCCGCAGATGATGGGGATTATCCCGAACAACACCGGCGGATTCGGTGACGTGGAAAAGGCCAGCCGGGTGTTTGTGCGCAACGAACTGATGCCTTTGCAAAAAAGGTTTGAAGAATTAAATGATTGGTTAAATGAAGAAATCATTAGATTCCAACCTTATACATTAGGGGAGCATTAGCATTCATTGTTGAACTGAGCCAGGAAAGCATGTTCCAATAAAGTGGCTCATATGCTTCAAATTCGACATTAGCTCATTTAACTTTAACCTTGCCTCATTGTAATGAGGCCTATTTTTATCTTTCTTACAACATAAGATCAAACAGTGTGCTGGATTTATAACCTCTCCAGTCACATCATCTTTTACTGGATCGTAAATGATTTCAAACATGACTTCGTCTTCTTCATCATCCACTATTTCCATAAGTTTTTCATGCAAAAAACTGCCAATAAAAATATCCTTCCTCTTATCAGGCACATTAGCCTGCTGCCTTGACACTCTTTCACTGAGCTCATTTACATCAAGCAACTTTTTTAAATCGACGCTAAATCCGTTCTCTTGCAAATCCGCTCTTTTTACAGATGATTTTTCAAACTCACCATTGGAACTAACATCCTCTGGTGAGTAAACAACGCGGCATATTTTATCACTGCCTTCAAATTGATATACCATGCTCACGACCTTTACTCATTTAAGCATTGACAATAGTTTTTTTGGAGGCGCCATTTTAATATTATAGTTGCCTTTAATACCTTTCTTTTCATTTTTATTTTTTGCATAAAAAGAATAGGTCTCATCTGGTTCAACCGTTAAATCAACAGCGCATGACTTATTGCTCCAAAAAAATGACAACTCACCATCATCAAAGATCTTTATTTTTGGCGCAGCCAACCCAAAAGCTGCCACATAATTCCTCATAAAGTAATCAGCAGAGAGTAAAGTATGCTGGTCTACTTCTTCATTCGCATATGAATTTAACTCATTGATATTCTTAAGCTTTTCGAATAAATTAAATATCTCACTGTATTTTAATGCATCTGATCTTTTACGATCCACAAATGAGCTTAATGCTTCCGTAGTCAATCTATTCAGAAAGGAATAGATTTCGCCTTCACATTTAGTGTGATATTGCTTACTTAAAACGGTTTCTACATTCTTACGAAAATTTGTAGTACGACTTTTACTAAATTGCATTGAGTTGCCAAAAAAAACCCCGCCGGAGTTAGATGAGCTAATTCCGTTAGATATTTCAATGGTCAAAACTTCACTCATATACGGCTCCTAAATTATCTAGGGCTTTGTCAGTTAGAAAATTAAAGAAAACACTTTTGTTTTTATTATGAAGTGAATCAATCTCGCTATCAAAGCTTTGTATAAAATCCTCGAAAGACAGGTTCTGCTTGTTTATTATGCAGTCAATATCAATCATAAAACCTTCTCTCGTTTTTATTGCTGGTCCCTCTGCTCGTGCTTGCCCTGCTAGCTGAATAATGATTACTACGTCACCCTCTTGCTTCTCACTCTTAAGATTTAGGTAAGGGCCGAGATAGTTTTCATCACCCAAGCTAACACTCATATTTAAATGTTCGCTTATACTTTCAGTTGAAGAATATTCAATTATATCAACGTATTTAAGAGAAAATCGCTCAACAATGCTTACTAAATCATGTTTCCGTATAATATCCATCAAAATGCATATGTGCTTTTTAAATGCGTCCCAGCCCGGATAACGACCGTTGACTGCTAGCAACAGCACATTATCTCCTATCAAAATATTATAATCCCCCCATGAGAAACCAACTAATGGAAGATATTTGAAGTCTACGTTCTGCTGCCTAACTATTTCAGGTATTTCATAATGGGGGGTACGAAAGGAGTTTTTCAAACTCAGTTCAGTAAACAATATCCCAGGCATAATACTAGAGAATGTATTATTTTCTGATGAAAACCTTATCTCAAATAGAACATTAACAAGAGCATCTTCTTTGAGTCTTTTAGGAATTACCTTAACCATATGTATCCTTGAGTCAGTATGAGCAGTTCACATGCTCTGTAACAAATTTACTTATCATGAAGATGATAGTACACCAACTAACTTTGCACTTTTATATCATATTCGAATAATTCTTTTGTCGTTATCACACAGTAGCAAGTAACCTTTGCGCGCGCTCGTACCCCCGCCACGCCTGCCCGCTTTATGCTGCGGTTTTCATGCACCTGCATGACATAAACAAAAGCCCGCCAGTACTGGCGGGCCGAAGGGTCAACGATCCTTTTGGGATCATGCGGATTCATGCAGCATAGACATGCACTCACCTGCACAGAGTCAGAACAGCGGCAGATTGTCATCTGGAGCAATGAGGCTCATATCAACCTGGATTTGATTTTTCTGCTCCTGAAGATAAAGGAGCCCCTGCCAAAGAGAAACAGGGGCAGAAATCTCAAGCCAGAAAACACCATCATAAGTCCTGCCTAACCAGAAACCGCCGCCGTTCTCTTTAGGCCGCTGAAAGAAAACTAATCCGCCTGGCGTATAATCAGTCAGGCTTTCGCCCCGGTAAACTACCTGATAATTCGAATCGCTTCCGGCCATCGCCTAACGCCTCGCGGTACTC